TTACAATACATCATCATCTACAAATTCAATCATATCTGTAGTTTTTAAATTAGGATCTATTGTTTTAAATAGATTATATATCTTTTCTAAGTCATCTTTATTAATTCTAACTATTTTTTCATGGTAATAATTACTTATTGTTGCCGGCCTTATTCCGGTTTCTTCACATAGCCATAATTGAGTTTTCTTATATTTGCCAAGTAAATCACTAATTTTAATTTTAAACATTGGTTTATCTCATCCTTATTTTTATAATTTATAATATCATTATATATATATTTATTAATATAATCAATAAATTTGATAATATACTACTATAATAGAAAATAAATATCATAAAAATGTTGACATACTACCATAAGAGTAGTATATTATAAATATCAAGTAAACGAGAGGAGATTAAAACATTGGATATTAAGGTGTTATCAAGCTTCATAGTATTAGCAAGAATTTTTAATATACCTATAACAACAGGTAATCTGTTAAAGTATAAGGAAGCTATGATAAATAGAGAAGATAATTAAATACACGACAAAAAAAGCTATATATACTAGATATAACTAACTATTGGAAGTAAATAGAAGAAAAACATCTATAAACAACTTATAATAGCACAATATAGAAACTGTGCTAATTGTATACTTTAACAAATGATGATACAATAAATAAAGGTACCACAAACTAGTGTACTAGATGATGAATACAATAGACATAACACACTATAAACATTAACAACTACTTAAAATAATATATAATTATAGTGCTGTACTCTATGGGAACTTATGTTGTTTTTATTAAGTCGTTGTTACGTTGTTCCCTTGGTATGTTTATACTATAGCATTTTTATTGTTTAACTGTCAATCACTTTTTATAATTTACTAGGAAGTTATTAAAATATTATACAAGGAGGTGCTTAATTACGGGTAAAGTTATTGATTTTCAAGAGTACAAGCTACAAAAATGTGATCTTATTGGACAAGCTATAGAGGAAGAAGATGATATATGGAAAGATGCAGATTGGGATGATTATGTAAAAGCATTATATAAGAGTAATGAATATTATCAAACAAATAGGAGGAATAAGTAAAAATGAAAAGAGAGATTAACAACATAAAAGGTTTAGAGAATTACCAATACTATGAAGTGGGTGTAGACGATAATCCATTTAATGGGGGGGGTGGAAATAATTATTTCTACGTAAGTACATATAAAAATGAAAGCGACCTAGAGAATAACAGAAGTACGGAGATTGAATTTAATAACCAGGAAGATTACTTAGACTTCATTTTAGGAAAAGAAGATATTACAGAATAATAAAATTAAGAAAGAAGATGGAATTTTGATTACATTAACAATAGATCCAAAAATAACAAGTAATCATATAGATGAAGCGTTAAAAGAGATATTTAATAAATTTAATAATCTAACAGTACTTATAAGTGAAGACAGACCTGGATACATAAGTGGTACTAGAATAATAAATAACTTTAATTGGAGACTTGAACCAGACATTGATGGCAGGAAGTATATCATGATTTATTCATTTCCCACTGAAGAGTATATAAGTATACCACTAGATAAAATTATCAACTACCAAGGGCATTTTCAAGATGGAGAGCAAGAATTAATAATTAAGTTGGAAGACAACACCATATTACAAATATACATAGATGAATAAACAAGGACAAGCACAAGAATAATAAGGTAACAATTAATTATAAATATAAAAAAATATAACAGGTGGCGGCTGACGCTAGAGGAGATTTTAACTATGAATCAAAATAAAATACCAATTAAAGAACTTACTGAAGTACCAGAGAAGGAAAGAGACGAGTTCTTACACTCCAAAGCAGAAGAATTTTTTAATAAGAATGGCGGTGATGTTGTCGATTTCCTTAATGATAGGATATATAGAGTGTACAAAGATAAGTCAATAAAAATTGAAGTGAGATATATAAAAGAATTTTAAATAATTGGTGCCAAATTCTCGGCACCACCTTATATACAAACTATATTATAATCAATAAAAAAAGAAAAATTAGAAAGGAACTAAATAAAATATGGAGATAAATGCAGAAATGGAAAAGGTTAACTATACCTATGAAGAGGTATTACAAGAAGTAAGGAAAGATATAGACATTATAAGTGAAAAAGAAGAAAATATTGAAGGGTATTTTATAATTAAGCAATTAATTGACTTAGTACCATCAAAATATAAAGAATACATTAGGGTAGAGGGTAATGATTTATATTTTAGTTGGGAAAGACTAGGCAAAATCACTAATATTTCAGATATCCAAGATGAAAGTCCTATTGATGATGAACTTTATCCGGGCAATAGATTCGATAAAGTAATTTGGATAAATAGACAGCATGGAGGTACTATAGATATAACATTTAAATTTGGTAAGATGGATGATGGACACTGGGGACATATAGATTACCAAATTAGTCCAGTATAAATTATATAGGGGGTGAGTGGTGATTTCAACCACCCCCTTATCTACAATTCAAGGCTCTAGTTTATCCAATAAGACGCTTTAAATTGGATATAGGTATAATTGCATTGCCAAAAATAAAGTACCTTAAAACTCAATATAGGGCATTAGAGGGTATGTAGATTTAAGAATGGCTCTATTACTGGGTTGTACATGGTGGACAAACCATAAAAATTAAGAAAAGGAATGATGAAAATTTGAACGAAGAAGATATAAACGAGGAAAAGGAAATAGATAAGGAAGAAGAAACAAACAGGAATGTATACATATTATCAATTGAGGGTTCAAAAATCTACGACAACATATATAGAAATGAAGAGAATAAAGAAGTTAAAAAGGATTATATAGGAATGTTACCTTATTCTTTACAATTAATTAAACTCTATAAGCAAGGATTAAAGACTAAAAAGCATGGAAACAAGATTATAAGTAATGATATCATAAATGTTAAATTTAGACAAAAGATTCGTAGTGCTGAGGATATAATTGAATATACAAATAAAAAAGATTAGAATTAGAAAAACAAAAGGTTGACGGTCAACTGCTAGAGAAAGATCAAGATTATGATAAAAAATTAAAAGAATATACAGATTTTCTCGTTGGCAAAACGCAAGATCCAAGTTATCAAGAGATTAATCAAGAAGATTTGAGAAAAAAGTTGTACACAGAAGGCTTTTCTCTTATTATAGGTAAAAAAACAATTGATTATGTAGTCTATAGTCGAACCTCGAGTAAGAGCCGGACAGGCCAGGTGTTATTTATAAGGAAGCAACTTAGAGATAAGATGATAAAATGGCAAAGATTAGGAATGACTTTAGAAGGTAAAAATGATATAGATTATCCAGGTCTTCTGACCTACGAAAGCTTGGTAAGCAGTAGTATCGAGGGCACTATTAAAATAGATCCTAAAAATATTTTGCTTGTAGACGATGTACAATCTGTATTTAAAATTAATTGTAATATAGTGGAAAAGGAAAAAGAAAAGAATGATAATCCTCAGGTTGTGCAGATTTCTGCCGAAGCTGAAAACACACAAGAAAATTTAGATACAGAGGGAAAAGATAAGAAACCAGTATTATTAGTAAGTAAGCAACAAAATGATTATACGATGACAAATGATATTTTCGATGGCGAAGGTCTTTTAGATTCGAGTCAATTTGTAGGAAAATATGAAAATACTGGATTCTTACTATTAAGGCAGCATATGTTTAAATGTGCAGTTTTTAATACTAATATACAGCAATTTTTAAAGGATTATGCAACAGAACATCATATAGATTATGATACATGGGAATTAACTAATATGTTTGGAGATACAATTTTAGCTAAAGATATACTTATGATAACCACACCAAATTCCCTTAAGGCCTTAAAATTTAATAAGGTAAAAGGTAGTAAACCCAAGATGTGGGATCACTGGAAAAGAAAAATTGAAGATGAAGATCATATTTTCGGTATCGTGAAGGTAGAACATGAGAGCCAAAGAGGGTATGATGTAGAAGGAAATATAATAAACCAAATGTCATATCAGCAATTAAATAGTATTCCTTTAGATCAAGAAGATATGAAGAAATTAAGTGAATTTGAAGTAAATTACATACAAAAGTTAAAAAATAATAATGATGTGTACATAGATTATTTATTTAAAAACGTAAATGATAACAATACTAATGAGATGATAGTAGATCTATATAAACATAATAACCAACTTATATATACAGACTTATTTAAAAAGAAAAGAAAATCAGATATCCATAATTATGTTAAATATATAAAACATGGGAAAATAAGATTACCCGGGGACTATACAACAATTGTTCAAAATGGCAAGGAATTATTATATCATGTCGTGAAGCAATTACCAACAAATAGAAATAAAAAAGGTGAGTTAATCCTTGATTATGATAAATGGCAAGATAGAATGATCTTAAAGGAAAATGAAGCTTATACAAAACTACACCCTTTTAATAATGAGTATGTTTCATTTAGAAATCCACACACAAGCCAAAGCAACGTACTAATCCTTAAGAATAAAGATAATGATTTTATATCTAAATATTTTAATCTCACTAACAACATCATTTACACAAATGCTATAAATTTTCCAATAAATAGAATATTATCAGGCCAGGATTGTGATTCAGATAATTTACTATTAATAAATAATGATACTTTATTATCTAGAGCAAGAAAATGTTATATTAAAAGTCCAGAGAGCCAATATAGAGTTTGTGAGAATGGAGTAAATAAAAACATTAATTCTTATACTGTAGGTACTAAAGATATGGCAGTAATAGATAATATACTAGCAGAGAGTCAGAAAAATATAGGTACTGTAGTAAATTTAGGACAATTATTTATGTCAACTTACTGGGATTTATATAGTAAAGATAAAAATGATACTAGATTGAATGAGTTATTAGAGAAAATTGATATATGTACCATCTTATCAGAGATTTGTATAGACAATGCTAAGAGAATGTATGATGTAAATATAAAAGAGCAAATTGATAGCTTGAACAAAAGTAATCTATTACATGTATCTAAACCTTTATTTTTTAAATATGTAAGTCAAAATAAAAAGAAAGGTAAAAAGAAAGATAAAGATAAAAAAATTAGGTTCATAAAGTACAATTGCCCAATGGATTATTTACAAGAAATAATGAATGGAATTAAGCCAGCAGATACTACACATGCTAAACCTATTAAAAATTACATTGATAACATAGACAGTAAAGCTGAAAGTAGAAAAAGGAAAAATATAATAGAGATTGCTAAAAAGATGATTAATAAATTTAAGGAGATACAGAGCACATATAATAATAAAGTAGACAATAATGATAAAGAAGAACAAAAGGAAAAATATAGAAAGATAAGTAAAGTACGATCTATTTATCTTGACAATTTAAGCAAGTTTATAATGAATAAAGAAACAATACATAGCATTATTATGGATATATTAGAAGAGAAATTTGATTTTAAGTATAAATTAGAGTTATTAAATATATTGTATAAATTGGATAAAGATATATTTCTATCAGTATTTAAAGAAGGTGATAGTAAAAAATTGGAAACTGAAAAATAAGAGCGTTTTTGTAATTTACGTGCAGACTTGTAAATTATGTAAATTAAAAATAGTTCTAAAACGAATATAAGAATGTTATCGTCAAAATGTCTCAAAAATGGTGGGTATAAGGAAAGAGGAGATTTATTTCTCCCCTTATCTATTTAGTTAAGACATGAAACTTAACTAAATTCACGAATGAACTATGTGTTAATTTGGTAATTTTGTATATTTTATGTGAGTTCAAATCTCACCGCCTCCTTTAAATTGAAATAATATACTGCGCATGGGGAATTAATGTCATGCAACTTTTTTTGAGTACATAGGGACTAGAGTTAGTCCCTTTATATATTTTTTTTAAGCAACTTTAGTAACTTTAATAAAGAATTTTAACAAAGGAGATAGATCAAAATGGATTATGGTCAGGAAGGAGTACGAAAACAACTTATAAATTATTGCACAGATAAAGGCATTAAATATATACATATAGCTAAGCAATTGGATTTAGCTAAAAGTACAATATCACATTTTATATTAGGTGATAGAGATATGAGAACAAAGAATTTTGAAAAAGTAGTTAAATTACTCCAAGATGTCAAGTATTTAGAGTAAGCATAAATCAATATTTTTAAACACTTCAAATTTGTGAGCACTGTGGAATTTCAAGCAGGGTAATGATGATACATATAAATTAAGGAGATAACAATTAGATGAAAAAAAGATTTTTTAATCTATATCAAGCAAATATATTTATTAATAAAGGTGCGTCTGTAACTGGATGCGGAATAGATAAATACAAGGCTTATATAGAATTTAAAGTAAATGATTTATTTAATGAATTACAAGACAAGTGGGATAAATACTTACTAAATAAATAATAAAAAGTTGAATCAATTAAAAGATTTAATGGAAGATAAAGTACTTAATGTGGAAGAAGTACAAGCAGCACAAGATTTACATAAGAAAATATTAAACAGTGGTAAGATAGCAGCACAGGCACTAGTAGAATTTTCTTTAGAACTAAAACAAATGAGAGATACGAGATTATATCAGGTATTAGGTTATAATATTTTTGCAGATTATTGTGAACAATCAATATACGGAAATGATTTAGTTGTCCAAAATTTGGACAACATGTTGGTGACCAAAATGATTTAATTGTCCAACATATTGCTTAATGGAAATAATTTCGCCGAAGCAAATATAAAGTTCCCATACAGATAATCTTAATGACCAATAATCCGATAAAACAAGGTAAAGTTTATCAGGAATATGAGAAACTCTGTGGGATTACAAGAGGTGGAGACAGAAAATCAAACAAGCAAAATGCAGGTTTGATTACTCAAGAACAAATGGCTAAGGAATTAGGAGTTGATGTAAGAACAATACGCAACCGGTTTCGGATTAATCTTCCGAGTGGTTAAGGAATTTTCAAATTCTGAACCGGTTAAGAATTTGGAAATGTAACAACGCTGTTACAATTTAACTTCTGACAAAAACTTGTGGAAAGTTGATTTCCACCAAACCACAGCTAATAAATTTATGAGATTGGCTAAAGAGTTTGGAAATGTGCCAACGTTGGCAGGTTTAACGACATCAAAACTTTATGCATTACTTGACGTACCTTCAGAGGATCGTGAAGATTTCGTCTCGCAGCCCCATAAAGTAAGTGGGAAAACTAAAACAGTAGATATAACTTAGTTCTTCCAAATTGGAAGAAACAAAATTAATATGTTATAAAAAATAAGGGGAGATATTAAATTATGAATCAAACAATAAAAGATTATAGATATATCTATAATATGGATCAAGCAAATTTTTATTTGGAAAATGGACAAGTACCAGTGGAATTTGGTGTTGGTGGTAAAAATGATGTATATATAAAATTTAAAGACTCTAAAGAATTACAAAATGTATTCCATCAATGGGTAAGTAGAAAATATAATTAATAAAAAATGATTTGTGAAAGGAAGTTTGATTGATGAAAAAATGAATTACAGATGTTATACAAGAAGAATATAAATCATGGAGCAAAGGAAATTTAATTTTAATTAAAGCAGGTACGGGCAGGGGAAAAAGTTATTTTATTAAAAACATTTTAAATACATATTGCAGCATACAAGGAAGTAATATTCTTTATTTAACTAATAGAAATGCTTTAAAAGATCAAGTTAAAAGAGATATAGGGGAATTTAGTAATATAACCGTGATGAATTATCAGAAGATAGAAACGTTTATATTGAATAATATATCTTTTGATAACTATGATTACGTAATATTTGATGAGAGTCAATACTATTTTTCAGATTCAACGTTCAATATAAAAACAGATTTATCTTTTAAAAGAATGATAAAAGATAATACTATATGCAAAATACTATTAACTGCTACTCCAAGGATATTAGAGAATTATTTTAAAAGTAACGATATTATTATAGATTACAAATATGAATTATCTACAGATTATAGTTACATAAGAAATATAACAGCCTTTAGTACATATGAAAGTATAGATAGTATTATAGAAGATATTCCCCAAGAGGAACAGATCTTATTATTTACCAGCGCCAAGAGAGCATTAGAAATAAGTAAGAAACATAACGGTGCTTTTATCTGTAGTCAGTATAATCAATATTACGATAAATATGTAAAAGATACTGAGAATGAGGAAGAAAGAACTAATATAATAGAAAACGGAGAGTTTAAAAACCATTTACTATGTATAACTACAGCTTTAGATAATGGTGTAAATGTAAAAGAAGGTACTCCAGTAAAGCATATTATAATAGATATATTTGATCCAGATGAATTTATTCAGTGTTTGGGTAGAAAACGGATAGGTGAAGGTGAATCAATAAATTTATATTTCTATAACTATAAAGATAATAGGAGAATCAATGGATTTAAAAGTAAAATTACGAATTCTCTTGAAAGAGCAGATTATTTATTAGATCATGGACAAGAGGAATATGTAAAGCATAAATTTAAAAATGAAAGATTTACAGATACTAGGATTATTGATGATATTTTAAATACTGATAATAGTATAAAAAAGGTTGTTAATGAGTGTATGTATACAAAATATCAGGAAGATTTAATTTTATATAATGCAATTCTTAGTAAGAAAAATAATTTTAATTATAAAAATATGATTGCAACAGCATTAAGCGTTGATAAAACTTTTATTTTAGAACTTGAGACAACTACAGAAATCATGAGTTTAGAAGAATTACTCAAAGAAATTACTGGACAAAAATTATATAAAGATAAGCAAAAGGAATTAATTGAATTTATTGACTTAAGGCAAGATAGAAAACAACTTAAAAGTCCTAATAGTTTTAATGCTAGTTTTAAAGAGCAGGGTATACCATATGTTATTGACGTACCTAAAACAAAAACATATAGAGACGAAAATGGAAAAGTTAAAAGGGAAAAATCTTACTGGATAGTAGGTAAAATTATATATAATGTAGATAAATAAATTTTTGTAACTTTTTTGGGCGCACTCCCTAATTATAGGACTGTGCTCAAAAAAGTTACATTTTATAATACAACTTTATGTTATAGAAAAATATAATAAAAACATCTACTTGCAATAAAAGGTTTAAATATGTGAGCTGGTTTTTGCGAACAATATTTAAAATTTTATGCAAGGGGTGTTGGTTTATTAGATGGCGGGTTTTGCCAGCTAATAAATCGGCGCCCAATATTAGTCAGGTTAAATTTGTGGTAGTTACAGCTTACCGTGCATACAACCGCAACACGAATATATTCAAAACGAGCATCGTCAAATTTTAAGATGGTAGTTATTATTATCTATAGAGAAAATAATCAATTAAAATAAAATAAAAAATAAATGGAGGAATTTTTATAATGGAAACAATGGACGATTATTATTATGAACCAGGAAAAGAAGAAAAATTTATTAGAGAGTTAATGAATGAGTGTCAGTGTACTAATTTAAAAATGAAATATGGAGTAATTTATACTGATAAATCTAGAGATGATAAGATTACACTGGATTTAGATACAGTAGAAAAAATGTATGTCGATATTATAGAATCTTATGTAACTTTTTATACTTCAACAGGTTACGCCTATATTATTGACTTTTCTATGGAAACAATACGTAGAATAAGTATATAAACAGACCAGTATAGCAGAAAGGGGAGGCATAACACATAATGATAGGTATTTATAAGATTACAAATTTACAAGATACAAATAAGATATACATAGGAAGAAGTTTAGATATTAAGCATCGGTGAGAATCTCATATTAGTGAATTAAATAATGGTAAACATATAAATAAAGATTTACAGATAGATTGAGATGAATATGGAGCAGATAATTTTAAATTTGAGGTCATTGATGAATGCTCCAGTAATAAGGAATCAAAATTCAGGGAATTACAGGAAATAGATAAATATAGAAAGCTTGGGTATAAGTTATATAATACACCTTCCGCTAAGGATGATATAGTCTGATATATATGTGATAAATTGGATAAATTAGATGACATAATTGATTTTGAGATAGACTATATAGATGATAGATGTAAAGGTAAAAAGGCAGCCTTACATTGACCTATAGGTATACATATAAAAAATGATGATTATGTATTTGTACACCTATATAATATGAATACATATGAACTGTATAATGACCTGGAGAAGTTACAATATAATCTATCTCAAAGGAAATTATTTGTTGATGAATACGGATATTATATTATAAATAAAGATATTAGTAATGTTAAAGACGATAATCAAGAAGATTTTGCAGATCAACTTTTAAGAGAAATTATAACGCTCCCCCTCAAAGGTGACCATATTCAGGTGGTAAAATTCCCAGACTAGGGAAATCGCATGGTTGAGCAATTCCTCTTGCAAGGGGCAAAAAAAGTAAAAGCAAATCTTACTCTATTTTGTACCCTCCACAAAATTTTGCGTAGGGTTGCACATTATAGATACCCTTTTAATCCCATAACAGTATTATGGTATTCTCCGTTATGGCGAATACCTATTATAAAATCCGTGGACGTTTTAACCGACTAGGATATACAAGAAGTAAAAGTAAATCCCCATGCCAGGGGATAGAAAGGTAGGTGCTTATTATGCAGCAAGAAGATGTTATATTAGAGAAATTAGAAAATCATGATAAAAGACTAGATGATCACGATAAAAGAATTACAAAGAATGAGGATGATATTAGTGATATAAAGGTGACCTCAGCAACACAAGACGCAACAATTAAAACTTTAAATAAAAGTATGGAGAGATTAACAGATACAATTAATAAATGAGCGGATAAATTTGATGGTTATTTAATGGATAGTGGTAAACAAGATAATGCTAGTTGGCAGTGGCAAGCTGGAATAGGAATATCTATAGCTATGTCAATTATATTATTGTTATTGAGTTTGTTACATAAGTAAAAAAGGAGACAATATGAATATTAAAATTACAATGGACAATAGTAACACATATATAGTAAAAGATAAGACTTTATCAAGTTTGAGTGTATATTACCATATGGCTTTAAATGGTAATAAATTATTGCAACTGGATAATGATATATACGTAAATCCAAAGCATATAAGTGAAATTAAAGAAATTACTATAGATAATAACCATGATTTTGTTTTAAATGCTGATTAAATTAAAAAATAAGGGGAGTAAAAGAATAGTGAAATTAAGTAATATAGAGAAAATAAAAAGTAAAAATTTAGAGATGAAAGAAAAGGTACAAGAAGGAAGAAAACCAGTAATTAAAATTACTTATAAAGATCCCAGTATGTTGTTATTACATAGATTATATAGGCTTAAAGATTTTAATAAGATTAGAAAAGTATATGAGGCCTTACCAATAATAACAGATATAGAAGTGGATAGAGATATTGAGTGGTTCCAGAAGCAAATAGAGAGAGACAACCATGCAGCTATTGTTATACTTAATGATGTATTAGAAGAAATAAAAGATACAGAAGATTATTGTACAAGGGCAATACAAACAGCTAGAGAAGATGAGTTTTATGATGATTTATTGGAATTTATGTATGTGTAAGGTGATAGGAGGAGTAAACAAATGTCTAAAATAAAAAGTCCTTTAAGTTGAGTTGGAGGCAAATCAAGAATGGTGCATAAGCTGTTGCCATTAATTCCAGAGCATAAAACATATGTTGAAGTATTTGGGGGGCAGGTCATTTATTATTCGGTAAAGAGTCTTCTAAAGTAGAAATTTTAAACGATTTTGATAGTAACTTAATGAATTTTTGGAGTGTAGTAAAGAATGCTCCAGACCAATTTATAAATAGTTTTGACTATACTCTAGTTAGTAGAGAACTATTTAATCAATATAAACAGATATATAAAGAAGGAATATATGAGGATGCTATACAGCGAGCACATATATTTTATTATTTAGTTAAGGCAGGATTTGCCAGTGATATGCGTAATCCTATATTTGGTACGGGTGCAGAAAGTAGAAATGGTTTAAAAATTGATAAAATAGAAGAAGATATTACTGCAGCATATATGAGACTACAAACTGTAGTTATAGAGAATAAATCTTTTGAGGATATATTTAGAATATACGATAAACCAGATACATTTTTCTTTGTTGATAGTCCTTATAGAAATACAAAGCAATATGCAGTAGGTAAATTTACAGATGAACAGTATAGATTACTAGCAGAATGTTGTAGAAATGCTAAAGGCAAATTTTTATATACAATTAATAATGATGAATATATAAGAGAGCTATTTAAAGATTTTAATATTATGGAGCATGAAGTATTTTATAGTGCTTCAAAGGATAGTAGGAAACATTATGGTGAGTTGATTATAAGTAATTATGACATACCACAAGAAAAGGAAGAAATAGATTTATTACTAGAGAGAATGGGATTAACAGAATAAAATAATTCGACAAATAATAATTCTATCTTATTGTGTAATATTATATCATTATACATTTTATGCTATAATAATGTAAGGATTGCATGAGAGGAATGAAAAAAATGGCTGATAAATTGGATGTTAAATCACTTAAAAAAGGATTTATAAATATAAAAATTGGGATGTTGACAAAAGAGATTGCAGATATAATTAAACTTGATAGAGATGAATGTGATATAGTATTATGGGAAGATAGATTTAAGTATATTGAGAAACATAAAGAAAATTTTGAATCTGAAGAAAGCTTTATTAAGCATATAGAATTAATTCCTGATATAATAGAAAATCCTGATTATGTTGGAAGGCATCCAAAAGATAATAGTATCCAATATATTAAACAGCTAGATAAACTAATGATTGTTGCAGTTAGAATTAAATATAAAGGTAAGTTATGCTTTAGAACTGCATATCCTTTAACTGAAAAACAATTGAAAGATTATATTGAATCTAATACTGCATGGAAAGTAAAATAAGATTTTGTAAATAATAATTGACAAAAATGCATTATAATTATATAATAAACATATAGTAAGTAAGGATAGATTATTGAAGGGCAGAACGGGCAGCTGCCACGCCTTAGAAATAAGGTCTTTCAAGAGATGTAGGGTTGCCAACCTACTCAGTAATCTATCTTAATATATCATAAATGTGTTTCTGATGTTTATCAGGAATTTTTTTATTTTTTGAGTAAATTAATAAGTGATACTGTAAAGAATAATTAAACAAATAAAGGAATTTAACCTAATGTTGTAGAATAGTAAATAAAAATACAATATTAGGGAGATGGGATTATGAAAATAGTAAAAAGCTTTGAAACTTATACTACAAAATCTATAAAATACTATGGTGTAGTATATCATACTGATGATTATAAAAGTATTTTTATAAATACAGATAATATAACTGAAGAAAAAGACTCAGTTTGGGTTAATATTGATAATCTATTAGATGAAAGTTTTTTAAAAGAACATAATATAGATTATATAATTGAAGATGAGAATGTTATTCCAATAGGTATTGTTGATTTTGTTGATAATAAATATTATTCTGAAAAAGTATGTATATGGAATCATAATAAAGTAACTTTATATAAAGCTAATCAAATTTTAAAAAATATTGATAGAGCTATTGAAATAAAATATGAAGCAATTAAATTTGTTAATAAATTTAATAATACTGTTGATGGGTATAATAATAAAAAAGAAGAACTTGAATTATAAAAAGAAAATAATTAATTAACTCTTTTTTGTTAATCCTAAAGTAGTATAATATTCCTATAGGAAGGTGTTATAAATGGGAGTATTCTTTAGAAAATCTATAAAACTTGGAAAACATACACGATTAAATTTAAGTAAAAGTGGATTGGGTATTTCAACAGGTGTAAAGGGTGCTAGGATTGGTGCTAATAGTAAAGGCAAGACTTATATTGCTGGTGGTAAAGATGGTATTTATTTTAGAAAAGAATTAGGTGGTAATAATAAGAGTACTAATAATTCTTATAGCACAAATCAGATAAAGGCTAATGATAAGCTATTACGTAAGAGAAATAGTGAGATAACAAATAAAGCTGTAATGAAGTTAATTAAGATGTGCTTAATAGTATATTTTGTGGTAGCTATAGGTGATGCAGCTACATTGCAAAGTACAGTATTACTTTGGATTGTAGGTATTATTGATGTAGTAATATGTTTTGGAACTATGTTTACTATCATTAAGAAACGGTTACAAGCAAATAAAGAGGGAAAAATAATAGGGGAGGATCTATAGGAATGTAGGTTCTTTTTTAATGCAAAAAATTAAGCTGATTAAAAAAAGAGATAAGGAATGGTGAATAAATAATGAGAAAATTAAATCATTTAATAAATAACGGATATAAATTAAAAGATACAATAATAATTACAAATATTAAAATTAATTATGCAAAACAGGAAGATAAAAATGATTACTTTTTAATTGATACATATGCTAAAAAAAATATTGAAGTTGAATATATATATGGAAGCTTAAAAGGAAATATGACATTATCTGATGAAATAATTGATTTAGATAATATTTGTGAAAGTGATATAAAAGATGCTATTACAACAAATATGCAAATGTGTGGATAATGCAAAATTACATAAAAAAATATATGAGGGAACATTTGATTAAATAGTCGATTAATATATTATGAGTGGTAAAGTTAGCTGGTAAATTATTGGGGTACAAAAATATACCCCCCCTTATATATTTTTTGAAGTGTACTATATATATAGTTATACAATACTGAAATATGATAAAAATGATCAAGAAAAATGTAAACTTGTAAATAGAGTGGAGGTGGTAAAATGCCATTAAATGAGAGACAACAAAAGGAAGCAGAGTTGTATGCCCAAGGTACAGAAATTACTGATATTGCTAAGTTATGTGGAGTTGCTAGACAGACAATATATAACGATATGAAAAGACCAGAATGGAAGGCAACAGTAGACGAGTACGTGACACAACTCAAAAAACAAGGCGAACAAAAAATAATGTCGAAAGTTGATATCTATATTAGTGAATTAGAAAAGATAGCATTGACAAGTAAGTCAGAAAATACAAAGAAAGATATACTAATTTATTTATTGAATAGGATATATGGATTGCCAACATCTAAGACACAGGATATATCAGATAAGAAAGATGAAAGCATAGATCCTAAAATTATTCATAATGAGTTTGAAAAGTATAAGTTAAAGAAGGTTGAGTAAGTACATAAATATTTTTATTTTATTGTGAATAACCACCGATTATACTTGAATTTTATATCAAGTAGGCATATACTAATAATTGTAGTGAATAACCACCTATAATACATAAAATAGGTGGAAAGCTATAATATATTATAAAAGGGTGATAGTTATGAGCAATAAAAAAATACCAGAGTTCTTGACTAAAGAAGAGCAAGAACAATTGATAAATATATTTAATGTAAGATATTTTAATAGTCATAGAAATAAGATGATGATACAGTTATTTCTTGCAGTAGGATTAAGATTATCTGAAATGATTAATTTAAAATGGCAGGATATTAATTTACTTACTGGACAATTAAAAGTAGTAGATGGTAAAGGATCTAAAGATAGAATACTATGGCTTGGAGAAAATACCCTACAATTATTACAGGACTGGAAACAAAGACAGGGGGAACAATTAGGTAAAGTATCCCATGTATTTACAAATAGAACTGGCAAACAATTAGTTGATAGAGATGTAAGAGAAATGGTTGTTAATTATGCAGGTAAAGCAGGTATAACAAAGACCATATCGCCTCACACGTTAAGACATTCATTTGCTACAGATTTATTAAGAGATACAAAGAACATAAGATTAGTACAGAAGGCATTAGGACATAGTGATTTATCTACTACAATGATATATACACATATAGTTGATGATGAATATGAAGATGCATTGAAGAGTTTTAGAATATAATTATAAGATGAATAATCAAATAATAATTATTATTAATAAGATATAGAGTTTCTATGTCTTATTTTTATGGAAACAATTTTACATGGTTCGACAAAGAGGTCAAGGGGTGGCTTTCTATTTTGTAAAATTTTCAAAATGCCCACATAGAGTCAGACAATTTTTTATAATATTTTTTAAACTTGGGATAATGGAAGGGAGGCAATATATGAATTGATAGATAATATAAATTTTAGCACAGAAGACGAAAAAAACAGATATCTGCTATATAAATATACAACTAAGCAATTAATATCAAGTGGATTTAATCAATCAGATGCAGAAATGAAAGCAGAAGAAATAGTATCGTCCCATGCGGACAACTTATTTGGAATAAATTCTTTAGCAGCACAACTTGGAGCATATTCTATAGAATTTTTCTGTTTATATTACCTTCAAGATACATTTCTACCTAAAGAAGATAATACAGCTAGAATATTAGCACCAGTACATTATGAGATTTGGGAACAATTAGAAAATGCATTTTTAAAGGATACTATAGATAAATTAGAATTAATTATGCCTAGAGGGAGTAGTAAGACAACGGTCTGTGATTTTGCAATATCTGTATGATTACATTGTTATAAGAAGTCTATATATACATTGGTTGCAGGAAAAACAGAGCAAGATGCTACAGAGTTTATAGCACAAACTAGACAAGCCTTTGAAGAAAATAAATACATAATAAAATCTTTTGGTAAACTTATCGAGCCAAAAAGGTATACAGTAAATAAATTAGAATTGGAATTATCTAATAAAACGAAAATACAAGCTATTTCTAGTACATCTAGTATGAGAGGTAAGAAATATTCCGGTTATAGACCTTCCGTAATTATTGCAGACGATTATCAATCAAAAAGTGATTGTATTACAGCAGAAGCAAGAGATAAAAAGTATAATACATGGGTAGAAGATTCTCAATATGCTGGAGATAAAGCAGTTGTCCGTGATGGACATAAGATAAAAATGGCTACAAAGTTTATTGTACTTGGAACTATTTTACATAGAGATTGTTTTATGAGTAGATTACTTAAGAATAAGGATTATAAACATATAGTTAAAAGAGTAGTTAACTTTAATGTTGATGAATATTTCCATGAAGGTATCTGAGAGAAATTCAGACAGCTTTATTTTGATGATAAATCTAAGGATAGTGTTGCAGATGCCAAAGAATTTTATTATCACCACGAAAAAGAGATGCAATATAAAACCTTATGGCCCGATAAATATGATTGTTTAGATTTAGCTATAGATTACTATAATAATCCAGTGGCATTTAAACAGGAAATGATGAACGATGCATCAAAAATAGGTGAAAAGTGGTTCATATCTAATAGAACTCAATCTTTAGAAGAAATTCAAGGCCATAATTTTATTAAAAATATCCTTGTTTGTGATCCAGCTAATAGTATAAGCAATAAAGCCGATTATTCAGCTTTTGCAGTTGGTGGTTTAGCTGACAATGATTTTCTTTATATTAAAAAAGGTGAATTATTAAAAGTAGGTTTTGATGATTTTTGTAATCATGTTATAAAGCTTTTAAGGGATTTCCCCGAAATAACTCATGTATCTATAGAAAAAAATCTATATATGAGTGCTGATGTATTAAAGATTAAAGAATTAATTAATAAAGATGATGAATTAAAATATAGAAATATCACATTTATAAACAGAATGCAGAAGAAAAATAAAGATGAAAAAATATCTACTATCATAAGTGATGTAAATAATGGCAGAATTATATTTAATCAAGATGATACAGATTTTATAGAGCAAATAATGAGTTTTTGTGGACAGGAGTATTCAGAACATGATGATGCTCCAGATGCAGTAGCACAATCAACAATTGATATTAAAGAAATTGAAGTTATACAAAAAATAAAGATTTTAGATAGAAGAAAGCTAGGATTATAGCTTTTTTTATTTTGCAAAAGAACAGGAGGTAATATTTATTGATTAATAATAATTTACTAACACAATGTAAAACTGATTTTGATTTAAAGTTACATAGATATGAAACCATGAGAAGATATTATGATGGATATACAGATGCTATGCTACATTATCAAATGGTTACTAAGAGAAGTAATAATAAACTCTCATGTAACTTTATTCAGAAGTTTGTTAATGAAGAAGCTTCTTATTGTTGTGGAAATAAAATTACTTATTCAAGCCACAGTAATGACAGTAATGTTATAGAAGATTTAAGACTTAATTTTAAGCATTGAAATACTAATCATGATAAAGAGTTGTGTAAAGAAGCTTTGATTTATAATGAAGCCTATGAATTATATTATATAGATTCAGATGGATTATTTAATAGTCTTATATGTACTCCAAGAGATAGTTATATTTTACAAGATGATTTTGGCAATATAGAATTATTTATAAGATTTTTTAGTAAGAAGTTTGATGAATCAAAGACATTATATGCTGATGTTTATACTAACGAAGATATAACACACTATACTTGTGTAGGCTCAAGTTTTGAACTTATAAAGGGTTCTAAAGTAGATGAAAATATATTCTCTAAAGTGCCAGTAAGTATAGTGAAAATAGGTTCTTATTATGAGAGTTTATATAAAAAGATAAAAGGACTTCAAGATGCTTATGAAACTAATTTAAGTGACATAAGTAACGAAATATCTGATTTTCGTAATGCCTATTTAAAAATAACAGGTTGTGAATTAGATGATGAAACGAAAGATGAAAATGGAAAAACAGATTTAGATAAAATGAAAGAATTAGGTATCTTAAATATGCCTAATAAGGATTCAGATGCGGCATGGGTAATAAAAAATATAAATGATAGCTTTATACAAAATACATTATCTACCCAGGAAGATAAAATATATCAATTAAGTTCCCATATAAACCACAATGAGAAATTAGCTAGTAATACATCTAGTTTAGCTTTAAAGAATAGACTTATAAGCTTAGAGCAGAAATGCAGTGATAATATTCAGGCTTTAGCTGATGCTATTAAATTAAGATTACAATTCTTATTTGAATATCTTAAAATTAAAGAAAACAAGTCTTATGAGTGGAAAGATATAGATTCTAAGTTTACTCCAAACATACCAAGTGATGATTTAATGATGGCTCAAATAATATCTCAACTTAATGGAAAGCTATCTATTAAAACTGGATTAAGTCAATTAAGTTTTGTTTCTAATCCAGGTGCTGAAATGAAGCAATTGCAGGAAGAAAATAAAGCTAATTCTATAGGAGCAGACTTATTAAGTGGTGGTACAGATGGTTAATACTTTAAATCCTATGTATCAAAAGATGATTGAACAAATTAAGTTAGATGCTGAAAAATATGCTGATGAACAAATGAAGAGTGTATATTCTAATCAAAAAGCTAATTTAGAAGAATTGCATCAATATTTAGGTATGCTGTATATAAAAAATGCTGAAAATGGATTATTAAATGTAACACTACAGCAGAAAAAAGTCTTATTAGCTGATATAGATAAAAAGCTTAAAGATATGGGTAAAAATTTAGGTCAGCAAGAAGTGGACCAGGTAATTAATATATTAGCTGACACTTATCCTATGGTTTATTATCACAATGCTTATATACTTGATAGCGGTATGAAGGATGTGCTTAACTTTGGTATCTTAAAAAAGGAATACATTGACGCAGCAGTAAACAATCCTATTGATGGTAAGATATTTTCAGATAGAATATGGACTAACAAAGCTAATTTAGTGGACAATGTTAAACAGGGAATAGTTGATGCCATGAATGGAGATATTCATTTAGATAAATTAGCACGAAATATAAGACAGCAGTTTAATGTAAGTGCTTATGAAAGTCAAAGGCTAGTTAATACTGAAAATGCTAGGGTTCAATCACAGGCTATAGATGATTTAGGAAGAAATGTAGGTGTAGAGAAACAAATGTATACTGCTACTTTAGATGGTAAAACAAGTGAAGAATGTGCAGCACTTGATGGGCACGTTTATGATATTGATGATCCAGATAAAGTAGTTCCTCCTGAAAATCATCCAGGATGTCGCTGTGTACTTATAAATATGCCTAGTGATGATTGGAAGCCAAGTAAAAGACTTGATAATGAAAGTAGAGAATTAATAGACTATCAAGATTATGATTCTTGGGCAAAAGAAAAGGGAATAGATTAAAACAAGTCTTAGAAATAAGGCTTCTTTATTATACAAAAAATTAAATGCACTTTACGGACTATTAGTACATAAAGGGCGAAAAGGAGAGAGATATTTAAATGGCAGTAGAAAATTTTAAAGAGATAACAGATTATTTTGAAACAAACAAAGATAGTGAAGATGTTAAAAATTATGTTGGGGGTTTAATTTCACCTGATAGAGTTGAGAGTTTTTTAAGCACTGATGATGGTAAAAAGTTATTACAACCTAAGTTGGATAAAAATTTCAATAAAGGGTTAGATAGCTGGAAGACTAATAATCTTCAAAAACTTATTGATGATGCAGTAGCAAAAGCTAATCCACAGGAAACAGCAGAACAAAAACAAATTAGAGAACTTACTGAGAGAATTAACAAATCTGAAAAAGAAAAGGCTCATGAAACACTAAGAAATAAGGCTCTTAAAATGGCTACAGATAAGAAGCTACCTTCTGAATTAGTCGATTATTTTATTGGAGCAGATGAAGAAACAACAACCAAGAATCTGGAAAGCTTAGAGAATGTTTTAAATACTAAGGTTAATGATTTAGCAGAAGAAAGGCTTAAAGGCGGATATAAACCACCTAAAAATACTAATACAAATTTAACAGCTGAAGAACAAGCAAAAGCTGAAATTAATAAAATATTTGGTATTAAATAATGACTTTTTGTAATTGTAGTCTTTAAAGAACAAGAAATAAAAAATAAATTTATATAAGAAAGAGGTAATTTAAATTATGGCAAATACAATAGAATACGCAAGTTTATTTCAAAACGCATTAGATGCTCAAGCAGTGGCAGGTGCTACAAGTGGCTGAATGGAAGCAAATGCTGGACAAGTTATATATCGTGGCGGTAAAGAAATAAAGATACCTAACATTAGTATGGATGGTTTAGCAAATTATGATAGAGCACTGGGTTTTACAGCAGGAGATGTAACACATGAATATGAAACAAAGACTATGACACAGGATAGAGGTAGAAGTTTTTCCATAGATGAAAATGAAGTAGATGAAAGTAACTTTGTTGTAACTGCAAGTAATGTTATGGCACAGTTTCAGAGAACACAAGTTATTCCTGAGATAGATGCTTACAGATATAGTAAAATAGCATCTTTAGCAATAGAAGGAAATAGAGCGAGTGGTGGTTATCTTCCAGCAGCAGAAACTATACTTTCTAAATTGAAAGCTGATATTGCAGCAGTAAAGGATGTTGTAGGTGATGTACCACTAGTTATTACAATGAGTTCAATAACTAAAAATATTCTTGAAAGTTCTACAGAAATAGCAAAACAGCTTCAAGTTACTGATTTTGCAAGCGGAGTTTTTTCTACTAAAGTTACTATGGTAGACGATAATCCTATTATTCCAGCGCCTTCAAGTAGATTAAAGACAGCTTATGTATTCAATGATGGTAAGACAGCAGGACAAACAGCAGGTGGTTTTGTAGCAGATGCAGCAGCTAAAAATATTAATTGGTTAATTTGTGCACAGACTTGTCCTATAGCAGTTTCTAAAACTGATGCTATAAGAATATTTGATCCTGAGACTAATCAGAGTGCAAGAGCATATAAATTAGACTATAGAAAGTATCATGATCTTTGGATTCCAGACAATATGTTAGCACATTGTTTTGCAAATATTAAAGAAGCTTTAGCTTAATATTAGAGGTGATTGTATATGAAGCTTAAAAAGTTAAATGTTGTGAGAATAAGTGAAGATAAAAAAATCATAGAAGATTTAATTTCAAAGGGTTTTAAAGAAGTTGAGGAAGTTAAAGAAGTTACTAAAAAATTAGTAGAAGATGAAAAAAACAAGGGTAAGGGTAAATAAACCTTACCCTTTTAAATAGGAGGTAAGTCTTATGGCAATTTTAGATGATGCAAAAATTATATTAAATGTTAGCAATCAAGATGCTCTTATAAATCTTTATTTAAGGCAAGGTTCTACTTTAATTAAGAATTATTTAAAGATTGATAATTTAGATGTAGAAGCTACTTATCCTGATTCTTTACTTCAATATACCGTTGAAACCTTTAGAAAGCATGGTCTTGAGGGAACTAAACAATTTAGCCAAGGTTCTAGAAGTGGTACTTTTACTGATGGATTATCAAATGACGTAAAAGCATTACTACCACTACCATATATACGTTTAATGGGTTAAGATTTTCAGTAGTAACTGTAGTCTTGCTCTTTTTTAATGTAAAAAATCAGGGGGTGTTTGATTGGAGATAGAAAATCCATATGGTTTTATATACATAACAACTAACATGGTTAATGGTAAAAAATACATAGGTCAAAAGATGTTTGACATTAGGAATAAATGAGAAAATTATTTAGGTAGTGGAATTTATTTAAATCATGCTATAGAAAAATATGGTAAAGAAAATTTTCATAGAGATATAGTTGCAATTACTTATTCACGAGAAGAATCAAATAAATTAGAGATTGAATTTATTAAATTACATAATGCAGTTAAATCAGATGATTATTATAATATTGCTGATGGTGGAGATGGTGGAAATACTTATGCTGGTAAAACAGAGCAAGAAATGAATGAAATTAGATATAAGATCAGTGAATCACATAAAGGTCATCATTGTTCAGAGGAAGCGAAGAAAAAAATAAGTGAAGCTAAAAAATATTATAATACTTCAGAAGAGATAAGAAAAAAATTAAGAGAAAGTCATGCTAATTTCAGTGGTGCAAATCATCCGCAGGCAAGAAAAATAATTTGTAGTACTACAGGTGAAATATTTGGTTATATTAATCAAGCTGTTAAAAAATATGGTATACCACAATCTAGTATATCCAAGTGTTGTAAAGGTAAATACAAAACAGCAGGTAGATTACCTAATAGAACTAAAATGGTTTGGATGTATTATGATGAATATTTAGAGAAATATAAAAAAGCAATTTAATTAAATATATAAAAAAGAGGTTGGATAATATGCTAAAAAATACAACATATGCCCTATGGAATAAAGGACAAGGCTCTATTAATAGCCATGGTGATTATGTTACTACAGATATATTTATAAAAAATATAGATTTGGACAAACAACCTTATAATAAAGAATTACTGTTAAAGACATATGGCTATGATGTAGATGTTACAAACCGATTATTCTATGAGCACTATGGAGTTGATGAAGATATTAAAATCAATTCTATACTTAAAACTACAGATGATACAGAAGAATATGAGATAAGAAAATTTATTCGATGGGATACTTATACAGAGATATTTGTATATCAAATAAAATAGAAAGGATGGTGATATAATGTCATCTACTTTTAAAGATTATAGTTCAGAAGTAAAAGCGGCTATTAATGCAAGTAAAAAAGAAATATGCAATGCATGGGGCACAGCTTTAGTGGCTGAATATCAATTAAGAACACCAGTTGTAAGTGGAAATATGAGAAGGTCAGAAACCTTTGATACCCTTGATAATAATAGTGGTATTAGAATAGGAACAACGCCAGAAGCGTATTACTCCGAATGGGTAGAACTTGGAAGTTCCAAGCAAAAGGCACAGCATATACTGCAAAATACCATTAATGATAGTTCAAGTAAAATAACTGAAATAGCAGATAAGATTATAGCGTCTAAAATAGGTGATTAATTATATTAAATATGTATGATTATTTAATCGAACAAATACAGCCTATTGTTACATGCTATACAGACGAATATCCACAAGATAAGGAAAGTGCAGAAAATGGAGCTAAAGTATATCCATATGCTACGGTTTTAATGTACAGCGCCATTCCCAATAATGAATATTCTAATAATAACTTAGTGTACATAGATATATGGAGCAATAAGCATGGTATAGAAGAAGTTGAGACTTTAACAGATGCTATATATAAGAAATTAAATAAAATAACAATAATAAAAGACGATATGTTTATACAAATAAGTAGGTATAACCCATGTCGTCTTAATTTGAATGATCCAGACGTTAACTTAAAGAGACGACAATTACGTTTCTTAGTTAAAACATACGAAAGAGATCAATAAAGAAATAGAGAGGCAGGTAATAAATATATGAATAATACAAAAACAGTTGGTTTTACACCCAATACACCTAATAATTTATTAATAGATGCTGGAGCATTATATAAAAATTATGGTACAGATAAAGAAGCTTTAATTGGTGCTACAGCAGGTGGAAATACGTTCACAGTAAAAAGTAATACCCGTACAATTAAGATCGATGGAATTAAAGGTGATATGAAGTATGGAGAAATTATTACGAATACAACAGTAACTTTGGCAACAAATTTATTGGAAGTTACAGCAGAAATATTAACATTATTATTGAGAGGAAATATAGACACCGACTCAGATGCAAGTTATGATATTATAACAGGTAAAACTAGTTTAGATGAATCGGATTATTTAGAAAATCTAGCATTAGTGGGAAAAATAAGTGGAAGTGAATTACCAGTTATTATAATTCTAAAGAATGCAGCAAATACAGATGGACTCAAATGAAATACAAAGGACGATAATGATAACGTTTTAGCATGTACATTTACAGCTTATATAGATCCTTATGCTATAGATGAATTGCCATTCGAAATTAGGTTCCCAAAAGCAAATGTATCAACTATATTTACATTAAGCCAAACACCTATTATATCTAATAATAAGGTATTATTAACATTTACAGATACAGTAACGACTCCAGTACCAAAAGATGGCTTTACGGTAACAGTAGCAGATACAATAGATGGTATTGCTACAACAGATGTTATTACAGATGCAGAAATAGGGGTTAATAACCAAAATACAATAGAATTAACATTAACTACAGTACCAACAAGTGGTCAAATAGTTACAGTGGCATATAATAAAAATACAAATATGCTTAACAATGTTAAATCTACAAACGGATTGTATTTAAATTCAATTCCAACAACAACTGTAACGAACAACTAATTAAAAGTACCTTTCAATAGGTACTTTTTACGTTAGAAAATTAAATAAAAATAAATATAAGAAAGAGGTAATAATAATATGAGAAAATTACAATTTGGAGATCTATTTACATTAACTAGAATTATTAAAAAAATGAATATAAAGGCAGAAATAAAAGGATTAATAACAGATATATCAAACAAAACTCCTAAAGAAAAAGAAGAAGCACAGCAAAATCTACAAGTAGAATTAACAATGTTATTTGTAGAACATTTAGGAGATGCACAACAAGAAATATATAAATTATTTGCAGATATAAGTAGCCAGTCTATAGGTGAAGTAGAAAACATGGAATTAAAAGATGTTATGGAGATAGTAAATTCAATATTTAATGATGACCAATTTTCTGATTTTTTCGGACAGGCACTGAACTCTGCAAAATAATTCAATTTGCACATAGTATAGTGCCTGAAGATTTTGATGAATATGAGTGCATGGATACAATTTTAAGTAGATACAATAATATTGATTATGTAATTAATTTAAGATTTTTTGATGGATTTAAACTAATTGAAAAGATGAATATAAAGATCGCTGAAGATAGACTCTTTGAACAATGGAATATAGAGCATATTTATATGGATAAAAATAATTATATGAGTTTTGAAGATTATAAAAATAAAGCATTTAAAAATACAAATACAGATACAAAAAGTTCTAAAAAAATAACAAAAGAAGAAGCATTAGCAGAAGCGGAAAGAATACGAAAATTAGATAACTTAAATAGAAATAATCAAAAAGGGGGTGATTAACGAATGAAATTATTTAGTATATTTGGAGAATTATTACTAAAAGATAATGCAAGTACAGAACTTGATAAAGCAGGAGAAAAAGCAAAAGGGCTATCAGGAATATTTGAAAGCTCTTTTGGGAAAATAGGGAGTCTTGCTCTTAAATTAGGCGCTGTATTAGGTGTGGGTTTTGGCTTTAAAGCCTTAATAGATCAGGGATATAAACTGGCTGAAAGTGCTAGCAATTTATCGGAAGCACAGAATGTAGTCCAACAGACATATAAGAATAGTGCAAAATCTATTGAAGATTGGACACAAACAACAGCTAAAAGTGCTGGTATATCTCAAACAGCTAGTACACAATGAGTTGGATTCATGGGTGCTATGCTTAAATCTAGTGGAGTTACTGAACAAAAAGCTGGGGATATGTCCAAGAAACTTGTACAACTAACAGGAGACATGAGTTCTTTTTATAATGTAGGTACTTCTGATATGTGGGAAAAAATCAGATCTGGTATATCTGGAGAAACGGAGCCATTAAAAGCACTTGGTATTAACATGTCCGTAGCTAATTTACAAGCTTATGCATTATCTGAAGGTATTAAAAAGCCATATGCTCAAATGAGTCAATCAGAACAAACTATATTAAGATATAATTATCTTATGAACGTTACAAAAGATGCTCAAGGGGATTTTGGCAGAACATTAAGTGGAAGTTTTGCGAATCAGATTAGAGTTGCACAATTGAATCTTGCTACATTAGGGCAAAGTGTTGGTACATTATTATTACCAGCTTTTAATAGTGCGGTTACTTGGTTTAATGGCAACATGCCAAAGATACAAGATGCTATAAAAAATGCAATAAATGGCTCTAAAGATATTATTAGCAATGGGATGAAATTTATAAGCCAGGCAATAACTACATTATCACCTATAATTTCAGGAATTATAAAAGATGTTATACAAATAGCTACTAATTTATTCCCTAAGATGGGTAGCAGTGGATCTAATTTAAGTAATCAACTTTTAGGACTTGCAAAGGGTGGATTAACAGCGGTTAAAAATGCACTTGATTGATTTGCACAACATGGAGAAGCTACAAGGGCAATAGTAATTGGTATAGGTTCGGCTTTTGCTACATGAAAAACAATACAAGGCATAATTGGCACTGTAAATAATGTTAAAAATGCTATAAGTACAGTAACAAGTACTATAGGGAATGTTAAAGATAAAATAGATACAGCTAGAGTTGCATTCATGTATTTGCAAGATGGAGTTTTATCTGTAAGTACTAGAATATCTAATTTTGGTTCTAGTGTACTTGATACATTAGGTAGTGGATTAAGTAAAATAGGTGGATTTGCAAGAACAGCCGGCAGTGCTATGCTAGATTTTGGAAAAGCAGCAGCAGAAGGTGCAGTAAGTTTAGCTAAAATGACATTGGAACTTGGAAAACAGGCTATAGCATGAATAGCACAAAAGGCTCAACTTGTGGCTTCAACTATAGCAGAGGGAGCAGCAACAGTAGCACAAACAGCCTTGAATTTAGCTATGTCATTAAATCCTATTGCAATAGTAGTTATAGCAATAGCTGGATTAGTTACAGCATTAGTAGTTTTATACAATAAGAATCAAGCTTTTAGAGATTTAGTTAATGAAGTATGAAACACAATAAAATCTGTAATTGGTGGAGTAATTAATGCTGTAATTGGATTTTTTGGAAATTTGGTTAGCGGTGTAGAAAGTGCTGGAAATGGAATTAAAAATGCTTTTAATGCAGTAGTAAATTGATTTGAAAGTTTACCTAGTCGATTTGTACAATTTGGTGCGAATATGATAAATGGATTGAAAAACGGTATATCGTCTGTTATGGGTACTATAGGAAGCGTTATTAGTAATGGGTTTAATAGTGCTATAAGTTTCTTGACATCGTTACCAGGTAAGGCTCTACAGTGGGGTAAAGATTTTATACAAGGATTAATAGATGGTATTAAAGGTGCTATTGGTGGAGTTATAAATGCCGTTAGTGGTGTAGCTGATAAAATAAAAGGCTTCTTACATTTTTCAGTTCCAGATGAAGGGCCGCTTACCGATTATGAAAGCTGGATGCCTGATTTTATGGGTGGACTTGCTCAAGGAATTGATAAAAATAAATCTAAAGTTACTGATGCAATAAAAGGATTATCAAAAGATATGAGTGTTGGACTTAATCTAAATAAATTAAATCCCATACCAGTAGCTGATAATATAGGACAAGGAATTGTCAATAATAGAAGTATAAATAATACAAATGGAATAGAAAATAGGTCTATACAGCCACAAACTGAAGATCATAGAGTAACTAATAATTATCATATAGATAATGTTAATTTACATGAAGTAAATAATGCGGATGATTTTATAAACGATTTAAATAGATTTGTTAATACACATGCTTAAAAATATAACAAGACAAAATATGTAGTAGTGAAAAATTCAAGGGTGTTGCCAGAAATGGTGATACCCTTTTTTTGACTTTTTATAAGGAATAATGAAGAAATTATTGATATTTGTAGATATTTATGATTATAATGTAAATATGAATTTTTTATTTAATATGTAAAGGAAGTGTTAATAGATGGGTTGTATTGCTATAATAGCTTTAATTTTATTAATATGGTGGGCTGTTGCATCGCCAAGTACGTTTTTTATAGGACTATTTATATTTATAGGACTCTGTATATGGGCGGTTATTTCTAATAATAAAATAAAAGAAACTCAAAAACAAAGACAAATTAAAGAAGATGAAAAAAATAATAAGATATTTGAAGAAAAGAAGATTGAATATAACATATCCAATGATTATAAAATTGTAAACTATAAAAATGGTTTTGCTAAAATATCTAAAGATAAGCAATATATTTGGATTAAAGATCAGAGTTTGTTTTTATTTCCAGCAGTAGTACAAAGCAGAGAGGAAAAATATATTTTGTATAAAATACCATTAAAAGATATCGAATACTATTCAACTCAAGGTAATGTTTCTAAACAAACAAAAATCTCGGGTGGTGGTGGAGAAATAGGAGGAAGTTCAGTAGGAGGAGCAATTGTCGGAGGTGTTATTGCAGGTGGTGCAGGTGCCGTAATTGGTAGTAGGAAAAAAGGTAAAATTGAATCAATAAAGTCCGAAATTATAACTCATGATGATAGGGAAACTTTTTTTAACTATTATGTTAATGGAGAAAGGCATTCAATGTTTTTTGATTTTAAAGATTATATAACTTTAATAAAAATGATACCTGAAAAAGATTACAATAATTTTATAAATATGCAATTATCGAAAGGTTCAATGGTATCAGTTACTGAACAATTAAAAGATTTGGCTGATTTAAAAGGAAAGGGAATAATTACTGAAGAAGAATTTAGTGAAAAGAAGAAAGTATTATTAAATAAAATTAAATAG